GAGCAGGGCATTGGCCTCGCGGATCATCTCGACCACCTGGCGGAAGTCGTAGCCGAAGGCGCCGACCGCCTCGGGCTGCGGCACGAAGCCGGCGCGGACCTGCGCGATCAGCGCCGTGGTGTCCTTGAGCGGGTCGATCATCTCGTGCGCGGGCGGGACATGGGACAGGCCCTCCGGCACATCGGCGCCCCACAGGCCGAGCAGCGCGCCCTGCGCGTGGAAGCGGTCCGCGATCGGCCGCACCAGCATCGGGATGAGCATGCCGTACTGCACCTGCTCGCAGAGGCGACGGAACTCGATTTTTCCCGCGCGCAGGGAGGAGTAGTTGGCCTGCGTGAGGTCGCCGGCGACCTGGTCATAGGTCAGGCCGGCCCCGACGGCGGACGCCTCCAGCGCGCGCCGTGCGAAGGCCGCGTGCGATCCACCCCCCGAGGGGTTCACCACCTCCACGGATCCCATGCCGCGGCGATACAGGATCATGCCCGGCTCGAAGCTCTCGACCGTGCGGCCCTGCGCGTCACGCAGCAGGCCCGAGGCCGGGCCGGTCATGGCCTCGTCGCCGTCCTCGGAGACGACCGCGGCGAGGCAGGCCTCGATCTTGGCCTTCATGAGCAGCGCGGCCTCGTAGTCGCCGAGATCGCGCAGTCGGGTCAGCACCGGCGCCAGCCAGGATACGTCGCGCAGCTGGCCGGGGCGGCGCTTGCGATAGATGTGCAGCACGTCGCGGGCGGGGACACGCTGGCTGCTGAGCCAGGTGGCACCGCCCGGCAGCACCCAGGATGCGCCGGGATGCACGCGGTGCAGCCAATAGCCGACCGGCTCCCCCGCCTCGCCGAGGCCGATGCCCTGCAGCGTGGGGACGCCTTCGATGACGCCCTGCCGTGCCGCGTCGAGGTGATCGCTCTCCAGCACCTGGAGCCGCAGGCCGATCGGATTGGCGGGTGTGATGTCGGCCGGCAGCAGGCGGACGAAGCATTCGCCGCTCTCCACCACAGCGCGCATGACCAGCGCCTGCAGCCCATAGAGGTCGAGCCGCCCCTCGGAGTCGCAGGCGGTGCTGTCGGACCAGCGGCGCCAGGCCTCGGCATGGGGCTTGTCAGGCCAGCGCGTCGTGATGCCCGCACCCACCGCATTTCCGGTCCAGAGATCGACGATGCGGGCGGCGTAGGGGTCGTTGCGCACGGCGTCGCGGGCACGGCGCGCGACGGTGGGCGCGGCCGCGCCGACCTCGGCCGTGGCGCTGCCGCCGGAGGCCGCCCAGCTCGAGGCGCGAGTGTCCTGCGCGGCGGCATAGCCGCGCAGGGCGTGCCAGGCATCGCGAAGGCTTTCCTGCGCGGCCATGCCGCCGCGCAGCGCGTGCCAGGCATTGCGGAGACGGCCCATCACCTGGTTCCCTCGCGCGAGAAGCTGGCGAAGGTGACGCTGGGCCGGCGTACGGCGGCGTTCTCGGCTGCATGCAGGACAGACAGCGCGCGGCCGAGCTCATCCAGGGAGCGGTATTCCACCGTGCGGCCATCGAAGGTCACGCGTGTGGTGCCGCCGGTGAAGGCGGCGGCCAACACGGCGGCGCGGGCGCCGGCGGGCTGCGCCAGCGCCCAGGCGAGGACGGTCGGATCCATGATCGTCCTCCTTCAGCGAAGCCAGTTGCTGCGCGGCGCGAGCCAGCCACGCGGGCGCTGCGTGTCAGATGCGGATGGCGCCGGCGCGGCCTGCAATGGCAGCGGCGGGTCAGCGACATTCCCGGCGGCGGGAATTTCGCTCGCCCGGAGCGGGGCATCGGCAATCTGGTCTCGCAGCTGCTGCCAGAAGCGGTCGCCATACCGATCCGCACCGAGCAGCCAGAGCGCCGCACGCGCCAGCACGGCGCAGTCCAGCGCCTCGTTGCGTTCCCGCAGCTTGGCCCATTCCTGCCGGGCAAAGCCGCGGCGGTCCTTCGTGGTGCGCAGCTGCTCGGCGACCAGCTGCTTGACCCATTCGACGTCGATCGCCCGCGGCAGATGCACCCAGCCGGGCGGCCATTCCTCCGCCTCACCACGGCCGAGCCACAGCCGGCGGTAGAGATCCGCCTTCCAGGTCGAGACGGACACGGTCCAGAGCTTCAGGCCGCGGCGCAGCTTCTGGCCGTTGACCAGCGCGTCCACCGACGTCGGGCCCTGGACGGGCTGCGCCCGGTTCCACCCGTCGATGCCCTTGGTCGGCGCGATGCGCGGATCACGCAGGCGGCGCAGATGGCCATAGACCGCGGCGGTGTCGCGGCCGCCGGTGTCGACACAGAGCCGGGCGATGCGCATCGCGCCACCGCCCTGGCGTGGCCAGTCGCGCGCGAGCAGCTTCGCCAACTCGTCCCAGGGCTCGCGATCCCGCGGGCTGCCCGGGATCACCACGTGGTCGACGAGCCAGGACGAGAAGCCCTCCGCCCAGCCCCACACGTCGCATTCCAGCCGATCGTCCTGCACGTCGACGCCGGCGGTGAGCACCAGTGCGCCGGTGGGCACGACGCCCATGGCGAAATCCTCGCGGCGCTCAAGCAGGCGCTCCCAATCGGGCGCCTCGCCCTGCTCCTGCCAGGTTTCGCCCAGGACGGTGTTCTTGAACGTCTTGATGTCCTCGGGCTTGCCCTGGGCTGCCTCCCAATCCCGCGCGATCTGCTCCCAGGAGAGCCAGCCCACCGGCGAGTAAAGCGCCGAGATGTGAAAGCCGATGGTGTGCGGATCCTGGCCCTCGGCGGTCGCGCGCCATTCCCCGCCGCCAAGCATGGCGGTCTTGTCGTGCTCCTGCATCGGGTGGTCGCAGGCGGTGCAGTGATACCGCGCCGTCTCCGGCGCCCCTTTCTCCCAGATGAGCCGCTCGAAGCGCAGCCACTGCATCTCGCCACACGCCGTGCACGGCACGAAGAACCGCCGCTGATCGGAGGCCAGATACTCCCGCTCGATGCGGCTGCGCCCGGCGATCGTCGGCGTGCTGACCAGGAAGGCCTTGCGCCGCCAGCCGAAGGTGCGGGCTCGCGCTTCGGCGAGCGCAATCGGATCACCCTCACCGGCGACGTCACCGGGATAGGCATCCACTTCGTCGAGAAACAGGAACCGCGCCGTCATCGAGCGCAGCCCGACGGCGCTGTTCGCACCCGTCAGCACCAGGATGCCGCCGGGGAATTCCTTCGACAGCATGGTGTTGCCGCTGTCGCGAGCCCGGGCTGGCGCCACGCGCTCCCGCAACGCCGGCGTCTCCTCCAGCAGCGGGTCGATGCGCTGGCGCGAGAAGCGCTTGGCCAGTTCCACGGTCGGCTGCACCGCCAGCGCGGGTGCCGGCACGTGATGCATGATGTAGCCGAGCCAGTTGTTGCCGCTCTCGGTGTTGTGGGTCGGGATCCATCCCGCGCCACAGAGATAGAGGTGGTTCGGCGAGTCCACCTCGATGCAGCGCACCGGCACGCTGCTGGTCGGTTCGATGCTGACGATACGGCGTCGCCGACTCTTGCCGGGCCTGCCGCGCGCGATCGGGCGCATCCGCGCCACCTTGCGGGAGAGCCGGAACATCGGCTCTTCGGAATAGGCAGTCCACGACACCCGCCAGTAGCCGAGGCAGGTCCGGTCCTGGCCGTTGATGATCTTGCGGCGCGACGCCATGAAATAGACCGCCGGCTTGTAGCCAAGGCTGCGCAGCAGCTCGAGCATGCCGTCCACCAGGCCGCGATCGCCATTGCAGAATTCGCAGCGCTTGCCGTCCGGCGTGATGGTGCCGTCCGAATCCATCATGCCGCGGATCAGATCGAGCCGTTGCTCCCGGCTCGCGCGCAGATAAGCCGCGGGGATATGCTTATTGCCCAGCACGTCCAGCATCCGCAGCCGCGTCGTGAAGCGCGAGCGGTGCTGAATGCTGGCCGGTGTCTCGCCATCGTCGACCAGCCGGAATGTCGGGTCGATGACGATGTTGGCGCAGCGGCCCTTGCGCCATCGGGGCAGACGAAACTGCGCGTCCACGCCGCAGGCCTGGAGATGCTCGGCGGCTTCCGCATCCTCCTCGTGCACGCTGATGTGGTTCATGGCGGACGAGCCATCGCCCAACCACATTCCCAGGACGTATGGATGGATGAGCAGATCCTGGTCCGGCAGTTCGGCAGGAGCGCAGCAGTCAATGGCATAGCGATAGCGCGGGCCACGACCGATCCTGACCCATTGGATCATCTCCCGCGTGTGCAGAACCCGCGCGACCGGCTTCTCGCCATCGGTGAAGTCCCACACCGGCCAACGATGCTCGCCATCGCAGACGACGCTCTCACCATCGTCGAAGGTGATGGTGTAGCAGGCGCGGCCAATCATGATGGGCGACGCGCCGGTGACACGACAGGGCAGACCGCGCTCGTCGGTCGAAGGCTGGGCCACGATGAGCGCGCCCATCGTGGCCCAGCCTTCGACGGTGGGGATCGGCGTGTCGATGGCCAGCGGCGCGCCGACCTGCGCGCCCTTCATGAAGACGACGCGCCGGGCGGGATGCACCGCCGAGAGCGCGTCCATCACATCCTTCAGATAGGGCGTGCGGCTGGTGCGCCAGGGGCCCGGCTCGGCCGAGGCGCGGCTGCCGAGCATGCGATGGCGTTCGGCCCATTCCGACACCGTGAGCTGCGGCGGCGGCCGGAGCATCGCGCCGACACGGCGGCGCACATGCTCACGGCTGCGGAGACCGGTCCCCTCCGAGGCCTGCTGGATCGAAGCGATCGGCCGCCTCCGTCAGCAGGTCGTTGATGTGGCTCTGCAGGATGGTCTGCAGCAGATGCGGGTCGACGCTGATCTCGGCGGCGATCAGGCCGGAGACGCGCGCCGGCCAGTTCAGCAGAGCATCCCGCATGGTTCTGCCGATCTCGTCCAGCGCGGCGTTGGCCTCGGTGACGTCGAGCAGGCGGCGCTTGGTCTCGTCGAGCGAAAGCCGCTGCGCCTCCACCTTCAGGGCGAGCTGCGCGACCTTGAGCCGGGCGAAGGGCGTGCCGTCGCGCGTGGATGCGGTCAGGTCCGGCATGGCGGCGACCTCCCGCCGCGCGTGATGGCGATGCCGGCCTTGTCAGAGGGGACGAAGGGCGCGCTGGCGGGCGGCCTCGAAGGCGGTGATGGCGGCGGGCCAATCCAGCGTGTTGCTGTCGCCGAGCGTCTGCACCGGCGCGAGCGCCACGCGGCGTCGCGACCAGTAGTTTCCGTCCAGCGTGGCGAGCCATCCCGCCAGCCCCTGCGCGGCAAGTGCCGCGGCGGCGGCTTCGATTTCCGCCTCGCTGGGCGGTGCGGCGCGGCCCATCGTCACGTGCCGACCGTCCTGCGCCAGGATGATCCAGCGGCGTTCGGAGGGCATCAGCCCCCCTCCGTCTCGGTCTGCCAGGTGGCGTATTCCACCGTGGCGAAGATCCCGCGCCCGTCGCTGGCGGTGCAGACCTGGATGGTGGCGCGGCCCACGCTGTCGGTGCTGCGCGGCGCGGTGGCGAGAAGCTGCTGCCAGGCGGCGCGATCCTGCGGGCCTTCGGCGGTCTGGTGCGGGAGGATGGTGGTGGTCATCGTCGTCTCCGTCTCGGCGGGGCGGGATGCCCTGCGCGTGACGGACGATTCGCGCTGTGTCGGAGCGCAGCCAACTCAAGAGAGCGCCGGGAATCTGGATGATCCCCGGCGCTTCCGATCATGTTCAGCGGCGTGGCTGAGATGCTTCACTCCGTCAGTGCGTAGATAGTGAAGGAGCCCTTGGCGCCGGTCTTGTTGGGGCCGACCTGGCGGATGCGCTCCAGCACCTCGACCGCGTGGCCCTTCTTCTTCAGCCCAGCCAGAAAGCCGCGGACCGTGTTGCTGTTCCACCCGGTGGCCTCGGCGATCTGCGCGACCGTGGCGCCCTCTGGGCGGCGCAGCATGGCCAGCACCTGCTCCTGCTTCGTGCCCTCGCGCGGCTTGCGCGGCGCGTTGGCGTCCCGCGGGGCGCGGGCCGGCTTGCCAGCGAGCAGGGTACGCAGCGCCTCCATCGGGACATCGAGCGCGGTGATCATGTCCGTGGCGCGGTTGGCCTCGTCGTCCCAGGCGGCAAGCACCGCCGCGGCGGCGTCGCGCAGGCTGGTGCGCGGCGTGGCGGTGCGTGCCGCGAGGGCCTGGTCGAGCAGGGCGATTTCCTCCGTCAGGGGCGCGGGCTGGGCGGCTTCGATGGCGGGGGCGTCCTGTGTGGCGGGTTCCGCGGCCGGCGCCACCGTCGGCGCCGTGTCCGCCACCGCGTCGCCCTCGTTCGGGTCGATGCCGATGGCGCGCAGCCCCTCGTCGGTGATGCGCGCCACGATCCAGGTGCCGTCCTCGTCCTGGCGCCAGCCCAGCCCGACATGCTCGCGCGGCGCGTTGATCTCGGTCAGCAGGTTGTTCTTGATCAGGCTGCGGAACACCGCGTTGCGGGCCGCGGCCGGCAGGGTCTTCGGCGTGCGGGCGAGGCCCATCTCGTGCTGCGCGGCGGCGCTGAGAATCACGCGCTGGCTGTCGGAAAGCTTGGTCATCGTGGTGGTCTCCGGTTCCGGGTGCCGGTCATCGGCCCCTACTGCCGGGAGCCCCGCCGGCGTGGCCGGTCGGGGCGGTGCGGGAGTGACCCGCATCGGGTTCCCATCGCAGCAAGCTGCGATGGGGTCCCGTCAGGCTGCGTATTCGCCGCGGCGGAAATGCTGGTCTGCGATGTCCTTCAGCTTCGCGGTGGCATCGGAAAGCCAGGCCGCTTCGCCCCAGAGCACCGTCTCGGGATCCGCGCCGAAATGGTCCTCGCTGGCCTGCTGAAGTTCCGCGAGGAGGGCATCGAACTCGGCCTTCTTCGCCAGGAAGGCGGCCAGGCTGTTTTCCTGGTTGCGGGCGGCGCGGGCTTCGCGGTCGGTCATGGTCGTCTCCGTCGTGGTGCAGGGCATCCCCTGCGTGTGACGGACCATTCGCGCTGTGGCGCGCACGAGCCAAGCAAGATGCAGCGTCGTGCGATTGCTATGATTCGGCACCCTGGATCACATCATGATCGACAACGCCGCGCGCCGCGGCGACATCTGCATAGATGCGGTCATCGCCCTCCAGCACGGCCGCCTCGCCGGTCGTGTCCTGCCAGCGTCGCACGATCACATCGGCATAGGCGGGATCGATCTCCAGCAGCACGGCGCGGCGCCCGGTGCGCTCCGCGGCGATCATGGTGGTGCCCGAGCCACCGAAGCAGTCGAGCACCGTGTCGCGCGGCTTGCTGCTGTTGCGGATGGCGCGCTCGACCAACGCCACCGGCTTCATCGTCGGATGCAGGTCGTTCCTGGCCGGCTTGTCGAAATGCCAGACATTCCCCTGGTCGCGCGCGCCGCACCAGTAGTGCTGCGCCCCGGCCTTCCAGCCATAGAGCATCGCCTCGAACTGCTGGTGGTAGTCGGCGCGGCCAAGCGCGAAGGTGTTCTTCGCCCAGATGATGGTGCTCGACCATTTGCCACCCGCCTCCTGCCAGACGCGATGCAGCGTCGGCCATTCGGAGGAGGACATGCAGACGTAGCAGGCGCCCTTGGTGACCGAGAGCATGTTGGCCAGGGCCGGCCGCAGGAAGTCGGCGAAGTCAGCACCCAGCGCATCGTTCGCGATGGTCATGCGCGCCGCGGTGCCGCCCACATACGCAACATTATACGGAGGGTCTTGCCACGCCAT